AATCAAACTGGCCAAAAACGGCACGGGTATTGATCAAAGCGAATGCCGCGCGTTTTCTGGTTCTACAGGCCAAATTGCAAAGCTGTTTTGCTTTTGGATGGTTGAGCTTGCTGACGGTGATGAGGTGGCCATGTATGTGACCAACATCGGCGACACAACCTCTATTTCTTTTCAGCGAGGCCGCATTTCAGCCATTGAGGTGAAGGCATGACGACCCGGCGCGAGTCGATTCTGGCCAGGATCAGAACGACCCTGACCGGGACATCAAACGTTGGCACACGGATCTGGCGTAGCCGCGTGCAGGCTTTAGCGCGGCAGGAAAGCCCGGCAATCATTATTGAGCCGGTCAGCGATACGCCTGAGCAAAACACCAGCCTTCCAACGCTTGATTGGAGCTTGGTTGTGCGTGTGAGCGTTGTTGTGCGCGGCGACGTGCCAGATCAGCAAGCCGATCCAATCGTTGAAAGTTTGCACGCCAAGCTGATGGCTGACCTGACTGTTGGTGGAAACGCCATAGATATTCAGCCTGGAAACGTCACTTTTGAGATGGTTGACGCTGACCAGCCAACTGGCGTAATTAGCTGCGATTACCTTGTGAGATACAGAACCGAGCTTGACGATTTGACCACCATCCCCTAGCTACGATGGTGATTGAAGAACTAACCGGCAATCGCGCTATTTAGCGGACGACGCCGGCACAACCCACCACCCCCGAGATCGAGGTTGTAACCGATGACCCTCCGCACTAGCCAACGCCTATTGCTCGCGGAGATCGAGAGCACTTACGGCACAGACCCCACACCTACGGGCGCTGATAACGCGATTTTGGTTCGCAGCTTGGAAATCACTCCGATCCAATCGGACGTGGTTGAGCGCGAATTGGTCCGCGGGTTTATGGGCAATTTTGAGGCCCTGCTGGCCTTCCAGCGCGTCGAGGTGAGCTTTGAGGTTGAGCTGGCAGGTTCGGGAACTGCTGGCACTGCCCCTGCTTGGGACGCTCTGATCCGCGCTTGTGGTTGCAGCGTGGCCACTGTTGCCGATACCTCGGTGACCTACTCGCCTCGTTCCGAGTCCTTTGAGTCTGCGACTCTTTACTATTTCACTGATGGCGTGCGCCACAAGGTGACCGGCGCCCGCGGCACGTTCTCGATTGCCGCTGAGGTTGGCCAGATTCCCACTTTGAATTTCTCCATGGTGGGCATCTACAACGCACCTGACGACAGCGCCAACCCGACGCCGACCTATCAGAACCAGGCCAAGCCGGTGCTGTTCAAGAACGGCAATACCACCAGCCAACAGCTGTTCAGCTTTGCCGGTGCCGTGCAATCGTTTGGGTTTGACCTGAACGCAGCCACCACCTACCGCGAACTAGTGGGCGGCACCAAAGAGGTGCTTTACACCGATCGCAAGCCTTCCGGCAGCATTGTGCTGGAAGCTGAGTTGATGGCTACCCACAACTTCTTCACTGATATCACCGGCACGGCAACTGGAAACAACACCTTCCAGCATGGCCAGACCGCTGGCAATATCGTCACTTTCAGCGCACCTCAGACTGACCTGACGGCAATCAGCTATAGCGATTCCGATGGAATCCAAATGCTGAATATCGATTACAACGCTGCCCCGTCTGATTCGGGCAATGATGAGTTCTCGATTGCGCTGACCTAGGCAACTGCTACGCTTGCGGCGATTAGCCACCTTTTATGGCATTCGTACTCAAGCAATCAGATACCTACAGCTGGCCTGTTGCATTTGACATCCCCGTTGACGGTGGCCGCCATCAGCGCGTCACCTTTGACGGGGTTTTTAAGCGCGTCAGCCAAAGCCGTATGCGTGAAATCGGCCAAATGATTCAGGAGGAACAGCTGACAGAGGCTGACCTTGTTTCTGAGATTTTGGTGGGTTGGTCTGGCATCACCGATGACGATGGCAAAGAGCTGCCATTTAGCCAGAAGGCATTGGCGCAGCTGCTAGACGTGCCGATGCTGGCTGGGGCTATTGCTACCACCTATCTAGAGAGCCACCAAGGGGCCAAGCGAAAAAACTGATCGAGGCCGCTGAGTATTGGGCCAAAGGCACCGAAGACACCTCGGAGCTAATGGCAGATGCCGCGGCCTTTGGCTTGGCGCTCCCGATGCCAGAGGGGCCAGAGGATTTCGAGGTTTGGCAAGAGAACTGGGCAGCGGTGGAAATGTTCTTGCGCTGCCAGACCCAGTGGCGCGTTTCAATGAACGGCCTGCTGGGCTTTGACTATGGGGCGCTTGCGTGGCTCTTTAGACTGTATGAAGTAGACGACCCCCGTTTACTTCTGGAGGATCTGCAGGTCATGGAAGGGGCGGTTATGCAGATTCTGAATAAGGAGTCCAAATAATGGCGACCACCTTTGGGTTGCTGATCAACGCCAACGTCAAGGGCGAGAACAATATCAAGCGTCTTGGCAACTCCATGCAGGGAGTGCAGGGCAAGGTCAAAAACCTCAAGATGGCCGTTGGCGGCCTGAATACTGCATTCAAAGCCCTAGGCGCTGCGCTTGCTGTTGGCGCATTTGCCAACCTTGCAAAGCAAACGATTGATCAGGCTGATGCGTTTGGCAAGCTGAGCACTAGGACCGGCATTGCAGCCAACTCACTGCAGGCTTTTGTCAATGCAGGCAAGCTGGCGGATGTTTCACAGGCGCAGCTTGAAACGGGCTTAAAGAGTTTTGCCCGGACTTCTTATGAAGCTTCGCAAGGCGTTGCAACCTATGCCGATGCCTATGCAGCACTTGGCGTAGGAGTAAAAAAAGCAGATGGGAGCCTTAAGGCTTCTGACGATCTGCTGAAAGAGATTGCAGACAAGTTTAAGGATCTGCCGAATGGCCCTGAAAAAGCAGCCATTGCCATGCGGTTGTTTGGCAAATCTGGCGCTGACATGATTACGCTGCTGAATGGTGGCAGTGAAGCGTTAGAGAAATTTAATTATGAGGTCAGCGAGAATTTCTCGCAAAATGCTGAGTATTTCAATGATCAGCTAACGATCCTGCAAATTCAATTTGATGGCTTTAGAAAGCAACTGCTAGATGCGTTGTTGCCTGCGCTGAACGCGATCATCGAAGTTTTCTCGGAGATGTTTGCAACCGAGAACGATTGGACCGCGTTATTCAAGGTCATTGAATACGGCATCCGTGGAACTGCCATTGTCATCAAGAGCCTGATTGATTTGGTCGATGAGCTGGTTCGTGGCCTTGTAACCAGTTTCAGAGTGATCGGCAAGGTTCTTAAAGGTGACTTTGGCGGCGCAATGGCCGAGGTCGGCAACGCTTACAAAGGAGCGTTTGATAGGGCCAAGAAAAACAAAGCCCAATACGATCGCCTGCTTTATGGCACATCAGAGCGAGGCACTGACTACGGCGGCGGTGGAAGAGGGTTGTTCACGCCAATGGCTACAGCGCCTGGCGCAGCTGGTAGAACTGCAGCGGTCAAGAAAACACCTGAGGAAAAAGCGGCCGAAGAATACCAAAAGCAACTGCTTCAAGTAGCTGAGGCATCACAGGCATTTGTGAACGTCACTTTTGAGGTTGTTGAAACGATTAAAGAACAGACAACGGCTTTTGATGGCGTCAAGGCTGCCGCCAGTGGCTATTTAGAGACTATTGGCACGATGCAGCAGGGAGTGACGTCCCTTGCAACTACTGCCTTTGGGGGGCTTGAGGATGCCCTGACTAGCTTGGTCACTACCGGCAAAGCTAATTTCGTCGATTTTGCGCAGACGATTCTCGCCGCTACTGCGCGAATGATCATCCAGCAAACAATCCTTGCAACAATCATGCGCGCGATTGGCGGGATTGGCGGCGGTGGTTCATTCTTTCAAGCAGGAACAACTGGTTTAGATACCAACTACGCCCCAGGTCCAGCGGCTAGTTACTTCACTAACCCAAGCTTTGGCGTGGCGCCTTTTGCCAAGGGCGGCATTGTTAAACGTCCCACCATGTTCGCCTTTGCCAATGGCGGCGCTGGTCGCTTTGGCCTAATGGGCGAGGCCGGCCCTGAAGCAATCATGCCCCTGAAGCGTGGCCCTGGTGGTCGCCTTGGCGTTGAAGCTTCTGCAGGGGTGGGGAATATCGTGGTCAACGTGGACGCTCAAGGCACTCAAGTAGAAGGCGATCAGCCCAATGCAAATAGGCTGGGTGAAGCACTTGGCGCAGCTGTACGCGCCGAACTGATCCGTCAAAAACGCCCAGGAGGCTTGCTCGGCTAATGGCTACCTTTCCAGACGTAGAAGCTAGTTACGGCCTTAATAAGGCAAGCCAGCCCACTGTTCGGACTGCGCGTTTTGGTGATGGTTATGAACAGCGCGTTACTTTTGGTCTGAACCAAAACCCGAAGATTTGGCAAATGCGCTGGGTCAATATCACGGAAGCAGATTGCGACACTATCGAAGATTTTCTCAACGCGCGTGCTGGCGTTGAGCCTTTTGAATGGACGCCGCCAGATGAATCCACAGAATATAAGTGGGTTTGCCAAGACTGGAACAAGCAAATAGATTTGCCGACTCGCAGAACGATTACAGCAACATTCCGCCAAGTATTTGAACCGTAATGGCTTTTACCGCTTGGGCAGCTAGCACGGCTTTCAGCGTTGGCGATGTCCGCCGCGCCAGTTCCGTTCAGCCTTCGGGCTTAGTTTTCCGCTGTACCACTGCTGGCACAAGTGCAGCCACCGAACCTGACCCGTGGCCGGTTGTTCGCGGTGCTGAGGTTGAGGATGGCACTGCTGTTTGGGAAGCTGTCAGTGCTGTTGGTGAAGAACTGAACAAGCTGGCGCCTAGTGCAGTGATCGAGCTGTTCGAACTAGACGGCACCGCTAGCAGCATCGGCGTCGATCAGATCTACCGTTTCCACGCTGGCGTCAACGAACAGATCAGCGGCAACATCGTCTGGAACGGCAATACCTATCAGCGGTATCCGGTTGAGGCGACAGGTTTTACCTATGAAGGCGGCGGACAACTCCCGCGCCCGACCATCAGCATCAGCAACGTTTTGAGCTTGGGCACCACGCTGGTGCTTGAGTACAACGATTTGGTCGGTGCAACGGTTACCCGGATACGCACGCTCAAGAAATACCTAGACGCCACCAACTTCACCAGCGGCACTAATGCAACGGCTGATCCGTTTGCCGAGTTCCCGCGTGAGATCTACACCGTTGACCGCAAGGTTGCCGAGAACCGCGCAGTTGTCAGCTTTGAGCTTGCCGCCAGTTTTGACGTTGCTGGTGTGAAATTGCCCCGGCGCCAGATCATCCAAAACATCTGCCCATGGACGTATAAGGGCGAAGGTTGCGGCTATACCGGCACTGATTATTTCGACATCGACGACAACGAAGTTGCCAACGTGGCGCAGGATGTTTGCGGGCATCGGCTGTCTAGTTGCAAGCTCCGCTTCGGGGACAATGCTGAGATCCCTTATGGCGGTTTCCCAAGTGCGGGACTGATTGGATGAAGCCGGAAACCAAAGCAGCAGCAGAAGCGCACGCAGAGCAGGAACATCCCCGCGAAGCCTGCGGTCTGGTGGTCATCGTCAAAGGCAAAGAGCGCTATTGGCCGTGCCAGAACACTGCAACGGAGGAAATGAGCTTTGTGATGTCGCCTGCTGACTACGCCGCTGCTGATGATGCTGGCGCGATCACGGCGGTGGTCCATAGCCACCCGAACATGAAGCCCAAGGCGAGCATGGCGGACAAAGCTGCAATGGAGGCGTCAGGACTGCCCTGGCACATCGTTGGATGGCCGACAGGAACCTGGGCGAGTTATCAACCAGAAGGCTGGCAACCGCCATTGATCGGGCGGGAATGGTGCTACGGCACGCTTGATTGCTACGCCCTGGCGCGTGACTGGTACAAGCAGGAATGGGGCTTGCAGCTGGCGGACTATGAACGCCATGGTGAGTGGTGGCATAAAGGCATGAACACCTTTGTCGAAAACTTCGCTAACGAGGATTTTGTGTCGGTCGGGCAGGATGCAGAACCCCAATACGGTGACGCCTTGCTGATGCAGATCGTTTCACCAGTGTCCAACCACGTTGCGATCTATATCGGTGATGACCTGATCCTGCAGCACCTGGAACGGCGGCTTTCTAGCCGTGATCTGTGGTCTGGCTATTATCGGAAGAACACCACTCATATCCTGCGGCACAGGAGTCGGCTATGAAGAAAGTGGTGCTACGCGGTGAACTTGGCAAGCAGTTTGGCCGTGTTCATCACTTTGACTTAAATACCCCGGCAGAGGCTATCCGGGCACTGTGCGCGAACTTTGAAGGTTTTCAGCAGGCGTTAGTTACTGCGGCTGAGCGCGGCGTTGGTTATATCGTTCAGATTGGCAAATTAGCGATTGAAGAATTAGACGAAATCCACAATCCAACGGGTCAAAGCGAAGAGATCAGCATCACGCCCGTGCTAGCTGGTGCTGGTGGTGGGGTCGGCAAGATTCTGGTTGGCGTTGCCTTAGTTGCCACTGCATTTTTAATTGGTCCGGCTGCTGGCGGCTTTTTAGGTATTGGCGCAGGTTTAGGCGGAGCGACTGGGGCAGGTGCTGCACTCAGCTTGGGTTTGGTCGGCGGCGGATTTGCGACTGCTGTTGGCTTTATTGGTGTCAGCATGATCCTGTCCGGCACGGCACAACTGCTGTCGCCCCAGCCTGCTGATTTGCCCGGTCTGACTGGTGCAACGGGCGCTAGGGGCAACTCTTTCGACCCGAGCAATAACGACCCAGCCGACAACCGTTCGAGCTACATCTACAACGGTGCCGTCAACCTGACCGCTCAAGGAAATCCAGTCCCGATCTGTTACGGACGGATGCGCGTCGGTAGCGTAGTGGTATCGGCAGGC